GGGTTGAGCTTCTCGGATCGCTTCGACAAGAGCTCCGAGCGACTCCGAACGACCCTCGTCCGAGTATCCGTCCGATCCCTCCGGGAAGACGAAGTCGTCTCGGTCGATCACGATTCCAGGTTGTTCGGATGCCCACGTCGACTTCCCTGCGCCGGGTAAGCCGACAACGAGGTTGAGACAGACTCTCGGACTCGTTGCGGACCGGATGACGAGACCTCCAGTCGGAGGAGCGTTGATCGGTCCAGTCGATCCGGTCGATTCGTACTCATATACCCAAACACACTGACAAAGATTCTGGAGTCCTCCGCTATTGACGACCGACTTACAACGAGGATTCGGAGGACTCAAACGTCGATAACGGTCGGAGCCATAGTCGACTTCGGTCCCGTCCGCGGCAGCGCAAACGTCGCAAGTGTAACGATCCATGACAGCGGAATAAACCGCTCGGACAATCCTCGGACCTTGCTCCGCTGCTGTAACCGCTCGGGACTCGTTGACCGTCGTCGACGCGGTTTGCTCCAAGAGACCGGAAGCCGTGTTCCCGACCGAGAGCGGAGCGGACGTCAACGTCGACGGAGCGGCTCCGTTTAGGACTTGGATCGATGCTCCTCGGAGTTGTTCGTTGACTCGGTCGTTGAGCGCTTGAGCGGCCAACGTTGCGGCAGCTTCGACTTGAGCGGCCGATCCGGTCGTCCGGTCTGTCGAAGCGGTCCAAGTCCGAGACCCTATTTGAGCGGCGATCTCCGAGAGGACGTCCGAAGCGGCAAACTCCGAGAGCGATCGGAGAGCCGGGAGCATGGCTTGACGGTAACGCTCCGACCAATCGAGAGAGAGACGAGCGAGACCGGCAACGTCTCCGCTGGAGATATACGGTTGAGCGGCTGTCGAATAAGCGGTCCGATGTTGTCGTTGCTCCGCTTCGATTGCTCTCGTCATCCTTTCGACAGCGGTCGTCTTCTCCGCTGCGATCCCGTCAAACGAGACCGCTTGCTCAACCCGAGAGAGCTCTCTCCAGGTAAGGAACTCGCCGGTCCGAGTCTGGACCGGAAAGAGCGGTCGTTTCGCTCGGGTTGTCGTCTCGGTTGTCTCGGTCGGTTGACAAGCTCCGCATCGACAGACTCCGGACTTCCGACCGAATCCGGAGAGAAAGTCGGAGATGCAATCCGGACCGGATCGAGACGTCGACTCCTCGTCCGCTGTATTCATCTGCCGGACGAGCTTCGATGACCACGCTTGACCGGGATCGCCGCCCCATAACTGCCAAGCTTGCCAGCCTTTCCCTTGCTCGTCCCAAGTCGCTCCGTCCTTGTCGACTTCGTGTCGGTCAAAATAGGCTTTCATCCTCCGAGCGGTTTCCGGACTAATCGTCCGACCGTTGGCCAAGTCCCGAGCCCGAGCGACTCCGATCGGAGTTCCTCCTCGTTGACTGGGAGGCTTGGACGCTCGGACCTCCAGTCCTCTCCGAGCGGCTTCCCGGACTCCCTTCGGAGGAGTGAAGTCGATCTCGGAATACTTTTGAGGGACCGCTCTCGGACGCTGGGACTCGATAAGTTCCGATCCGGTCTCCTCTCCGAACTCGTCCGAGAAGTCCTCGTCTTCTTCGGTCGTCCCGGTCTCCGATTCCTGGAGCGCTGGACGGAGGTCGATTGAGACATCGTCTTCGTCTGCGAGCTCGATCCCGATCCAATCGGCCATCGCTTGACCGCCGAAGGAATGGAACGCTTGCCAGAACGGACCCTCGGTCGTCCAGTCCGGATGCTCCGTCGGATCTCCGACAATCCGACCGAAGAACGCTTCGATGTCTCGGAGGTCCGCTTTCGAGAGCGGCTCTCCGGACGCAATTCGCTTCGTCAACGCGGCGTCCGAGATCGACGGCTCCCATTTGACGGACGAGTCCCGACGGACCCTTCGACCGATTGCCGAATTGCGTTGAGCGGCTCCCGGAGCGGCTTTCCCTTCTAACTCAACCGGAGTCGGAGTCGGGACCGGACTCGAAACGGGATCGACAATCTCCGGAACCGAGACGGACTCGTCGTCCGCAATCGGAGCGGTCTGGAGGTCTTCGGAGTCTCCCTCCTTTCCTCTCCCGTGCCAGATGACCTCCGAGCGCTCCGCTATCTCGACGAGCTCTCGGTCTGTGTATTGTCCGGACTGGACAATCGTCCCGAACGAAGTTTGGAGGTTGAGCGCTTCCGATGGAGATCGAGTCGCGAATCCCTTTACTCTCAAGACGGGATAAACCCGGAGACCTGGAAAGAACAAGTCGCAATAAACCCGGATGAGATTCTGCCAAGCTCTCTCGATCTGCCGAGCGAAGACTCCGAGTCCCTTGAGCCAGAGTTGGCTTTTGACGTCTCCGAGGTTGTACGCTCCAGCGCTCTCCGTTCCGAGTCCAGCGACAGCGTCTCGGATTGCGGATCGCTTATACTTGGCGCACATATCGACGATCGACTCCAGTCCGGTTTGCATTTGCATCTGGAGGAGCTCAACGTCTAGTCCGTCTCCGAGCTCAAGGACCGCGTCCGATAAGTTGGCATATTTGGACAGCGCTGCGAAAGCTGCGTCCGAAGCGGCTGCGGAGTTCGGAGCCGACGAGTTTCGACGGAGAACCGGGACTCCGGGTCCGAAGCGTTGCCAGTGTAGGATTGACGCGGAAGTGACTTCCATCGAAAGGAGATCCCATTGGCGAGCGGACCGGACGAGGGACAGTCCCTCGAAGTTATCTCCGTCCCGGTCAATCGAGAGGAGAACCGTCTTCCGGATGTCCAGGAACGGAGCGAGACCGGATCGGAAGATGTTCCCGTTCGGATTCGTCTGTTGAATCCCGACGAGGTCTCCGGTCGGACCGTCGAAAACCCACCTCATAACCGTGTTCGGCAGTCTGGGCGATAGTCCGGTGATCCGGGAGCCGACCGGAGCGTGTGGATCGATGGCGAACTCATAAAGTCCGAAGCCGTTGATGATTCCGCTCCGGAGCAATTGCTCGAAAGCGTCCTCAAAGTCGACTCGTCCGAACTGGAGATCGACGTTGATCGATTCTGCGACGAGGTCCAGTTGATCCCGGTCAACTCCGAGGAGCTCGGCTTGACGCTCGGACAAGGACGGAGCTTCGACTTCGATTGTCGCTCCAGCCATGACAGAGACGAGATTCGAGACTCCCTCTCGGATGACGCTGTCGGACCGATAAGCGGCCATGAATTGACCTTGATCGTAAGAGAGACCGCGTCCTCGATACGGATAAAGATCCGCGTTGAGTTCAACCGACGGAGTCCCTCCAGCGAACGGAGTTCCAGTGACTCCCGTCAAGGTCGAATAATCGAACGGGACCGGCTCGATTCCGTCCGAGGTCGAAACGGGACTCACTCCAGCCCGAGTGAACAACTCTCGCTCTCGGGTCTCCGAAGTGACTGGAGAGCCGTCCGGACGCTGGAGGTGAAGGAAAGCGTCCGTCGAATCTGCGAACTCGGGTCGTCCTTGTCGATATACGCTTTCGAGGAGGTCGGAGCGTCCGAGACGTTCCGCAACCGTCCGACGAGCTTTCGAGAGGTCGTCTCGTTGCGCTTGGCTTTGCGCGGTCCGACGAGCTCGGTCCGCGTTATGCGTTGCGGCTCTCGCTGTCTTCCAGACTCGTTGAAGCTCGGTCGATAACTCTCCGACTTCGACGGGACGTCCGAGCGCTTGCTCGGCAAACTGGAGGAGCTCTTTCGCTTGATCGACTGGGATTGTCTTTCGGACTGTCATGGTCTTTCCGGGTTGTTTCGTCCGGCACTTGACGGACGTTCGGGATGACCATGCCAGAGAACGGAGGAGGAGTCATCTCCGCTCATACTGCGACCGACCTCGTCCGTTGCCTCCTTCGACGATCTTCCGAGTCTGGGCGAGTTTCTCGCTGGAGGTAACAGTCTGCCCATGTACCACGATCCCGGACCGGAGGTCGGAGACGACATCGGCAAACGCAAGGACGAGAGCGTCCGCTCGGTCCGGAGACGACGTCCCTCGTCGACGGAGACTCTCCTTCGATTCGATCTTGAGGAGACCTCGTTCGTTCGCTTGTATCTTCGGGACAGATAGCTGGGAGATGAGCTTTGCGTCGTTCGGGATCGAGATACACTCCTCAACCGGAACCGGCTCTCCTTGCATGTATCTCCAGGACGCCCAGAAACGGAGACGGAGAGACCACCAGAGCTCCGCTTTGAGGTTAGCGAATCGCTCTCTTGCGACTCTCTCCGGAGCGTCCGAGTAGGAGACCGAGGTCGGAGAGACTCCGACGTTGACTCCGACCGCTCGGAACGGGAGCGAATCGTGAGAAGCGAACGCTCCAGAGACTCCGGCGCCGACTCCGATTGAGTCGAATCGGACGACGGAGACTCGGGACGTCCGAGCTTTATCGAGCACAATCGCTGCGGAGTCGACGGGATTCCGACCTCTCCAAGCTTCGATTGATCGGACGACTGGACCGAGTCTCTCCACGATGACTGTCTCGTCCTCTCCGGAGTCTGCGACGTCGAATCCGATGACCTTCGGACCGGACTGGGACTCGGGACCGAGATCGAGATCGACAGCCGCTCGGACCCAATCGGACGGGATGATGAGGTCGTCTCCTCCTCCGCTGTAATCAATATCAACCTCCCGAGCGGTGATCGAGAGACCATATTTTCGGACGTAGTCGTCTCGCCACGATTCGTCCTTTCTCGGGTCGTCTTTCCAGGACAGTCGGAAGTGAGGGATCGAGTCTTCGTGAACGATTCGGAAGAACTCCGTATTTGGCGCGGTTGCTGTCGACGCGTAAAGGATCGACCGAGCGTTGTCGGCGACAGCGGCTCGGACTTGAGCGGCTCTCGGCATGACTCCGAACTCGTCCAGGAAATAGAGCGACGACCGTCCTCCTCGTCCCATCTCGGGACCGGCTTCTCCGGTGATCGTTGCGTTCGTCTCGGGATTGATGATCCGAGAGTAGCTCCGATGTTTCCTCATCTCGAATCCGGGAGGACGCATCCAATCCGGGAGCATCCGGATCACGAACTCAACTTTCCAGAAAACCGACTTCGGGTCGTTGAGTCGATCGAGGAGGTCGGCTTTTCTGGAGCCGATAGCTCCAGCCCAACCGGGAACGGTTAGCCATCGCCAGACATAGAAAGCGACGACGAGCCAAGAGACTCCGACGTCTCTGGACTTGTCGACGACTCCATCGTCTCCGGAGTCTTCGACTCGCTGGAGCCACTTGAGGAACTCGGCTTGTCTGTCCCAGAGAACTAGCGGAAGCTCTTTCGGAGTCGGAGCTTTGTTTCTGGGATCGTACGTCCAAGCCCAATCCCGAACGAAGGTCTCCAGTCCGGAGACGGGATCTCGGATCGCTTGTCTTGCAATCGACCGAGAGCGCTCGGAGGAGTCCAACTTGGAGACGAGGTCGATCCGTCGTCGAATCTCCCGAGAGACGTCCGCTTCCCAGCTAGTTAGCTTCTTCGTCATGGCCGGAGTCCTCCGAGTCGTTCCCGATCGCTTTCGATGGAGTCCCGGTCAACCGTCGATACTCGGAGACGATGTCGGAGTCTGTCATCGTCGACGCGGCGTCTGCTAGCTGGACGAGCTCGGAGGAGCCTCCGTTGACGAGCGTAACTTTGGCGCGATGTTCGGGTTGATCGGAATACTCCTCCCGGAGATTCCGAGCGATGACGTCCAGCAATCGAGCGACGTCTCCGGCTGTCGCTTTCCCGAAGTCGAAGGAGACGAGCGCTTCTCCGAGTCTCTTTTGAGCGGTAATGAGGACCGCTCTCCGGAGCTTCCGAGCTTTGAGACGCTCGTCTGTCTCGGCTTCCCATTGGAGACGGTCCAGGTATTGATCGAACGCTGCCGCTCTGTCTTTCCATCGATTCTTCGTCGAAAGCTCATAAAACCAAGACGAAGCGACCAAAGCGTCCGCTTTGCCACTGTGTCTACGGTAAGCCTCCAGAGTTGAGCGATCTATCGGAGACAGATCGCGATACTGTCGAAAAGCGAGAAATTGTTTCTCGGTCTCGTTCTCTAGCCTCTCCCATAACTTCCCGTCGTTCTTGGCTTTTCGGAACTCGGGATGATCAATTTTC